GCAGTCGTTCAACGATATCCATCAGGTATCCCCTTTAATCTATCCGTGGTGGCCTGCTTCAAAAACAAATTATCGGCTCTTGACACAAACCCAACCGCATCAAGCAACGCTTCCCTCAACCTAACGATCTGGTCGGCTCCATCAAATGCGTTTTGACATTCTTCCTCGGCACCGCACGGTGTTGATTCAAAATTACAGGTGCAACCGTTCCGCAACCGTTCAACGATATCCATCACTCTTTCTCCTTCACCAACGGCACACCTGATTTGCTGAACCGAATACGCTTCGGCGGATATTGGTTGGCATATTGCTCTTTTCGTCCGTCAAAGTTTCGATTCCTCTCACTCAGCCCCCGATGCGCGGTGAGGGATGTGAGACGAAAATTCACTTCGGTCGCCGTCGGAACATTTTCTTCAATCGGCGGCATCGTTTTATCCCGTAAATCAAATTGCGGAGAAGCCATCACTCAGTTCCCATCCAAGTTGTCGCCACGATCATCAAGGCGTGGGCCTTCATCATATACACTACCTCTAAGAATGGATTGTATACGGTCATACTCACTCTTCAAATAATCATAGTGCATTTGTAAGTCTGTATTTGCTAGGCGTAGTTGCTCAATCATATCGGCGGCTAACTCGCCAAGTATGAAAGCGTCAAGGTCAGAGGTTGTTGATTCGCGTAGTAGTTTAATAATGTCCATCACTCATCATCCAATCCGTTTTGTGCTATTTTCTGCACAGTTGTCATAGGTGGAACACCGAACTCAGGGTCATCACTCATACTGGCGATCCGGTATAGCACTTGCCTTAGCCGTTTGTTCTCTTCAACAAACCAGACCATCAATTCATGCGATTTATTCTTGTGTTCCCGTAGCTGGATGATCTCATCTGCCGCCTCGGCACACCACTCACCTTCTTGGCTCCAGCTTATGTCAACGGTTCTTAAACGGTCAACTATGTCTGTCATCGTTCTTCTCCTACTGGTTCATTATATTTAGCCACGATCATTTCAATCTGAAACATAATCCACTCATACGCCTTCAAACTATTTTCAAATTCTGGGTGATTGTAAATAAACTCAAGGAAATCCATCAGTTCCTTGATCCACTCAACGGCTACTTTCTTCTTAATCCTTAACAGTTCGATCTCTTCCCGCGCATCGCTAAAAGCGTTTGATGTATTTTTGATTTGCTTTTCCAATTCAAAAATCAAATCGTCAATAGTGTCACCGTGGCCTGTCGCCAGTCCGCAACGGATCATCATTTGCGCTAATTTTTCGGTGTCATCCATCACTCACCATCCTTCAGTGCAGAGGAAGAAATTAGTGACATTTCAAAAAGGACATCAACCAACTGCTCTATTGTGAGTGAACCCTCGTCATTGTTAAAAGGGCTGAGTTTTTTAATTTCCCACAGGGCTTCTCTTAACCGAGTAATCTCATTTTCATATTGCTCAATCTCTTTACGCGACCGCTCTATCTCATCAGCCGCTTCAGACCACGGACCCATGAAATTCAAAACACGCAACCTACTGACAATGTCTTCCATTACGCATTCTCCCATGCCTCTGGCATTACCAATTCAAATCTGCTTCCGGATCTGCCTTTGCCCACGATGTGGCTTTCCTTCGATAAGTATGTGGACAGGATATTAACTGCGCCGTTCCGGCGTAATTTTGTTATTTGAGATTTCACGGTGTGCTCGCTCATCCCAAGCATCTCACCCATCTCCTGATAGGTGCCTTCAAACCAATTACCCCCGTATCGGTAGTAAAGACCAAGCCACATAATTTTTTCAGGAGAAGATAGCTTGCTCGATTTAATTACAGCCATCTCATGACTCATTTTGAATTTCCTTAATTTGATTTATTTCATAGATCATTTTCTTGATCATATCATCTAATTTCCTGACGCGAATGTCAAATTTTATCGCTTTGGCAAATTCTTTTGCAACAACTAATTTGGCGACGTTCACGTAATTTGGCCGCAGTCTTCTCATTTTTTCCTCCAGAAGGTGCTTAGAAAAATAAAAGCGGCGGTGGCAAATACCACCGACGCCAATGAAAACATACCAAGATTACTCGTTTGATTGATCACCAGAGAAAAACCCTTTCTTCTTTCCAATCTTTGGGAGTGTAACGACTTCTGGAAAACGTTCCCCATTTTCATCGGTCCCTGTTGCATCGCCACCAATCTGGATCTTCTCCACCACGGCGGCGATGTCCCGCGTAATGGTGTCCGTGCCACTGTCGCAATGCAGTGAAGCAAGTGTAGCGTATCCCGCTATGTCGTCCCAGTGATCACGAAAATTTGGATCACCAGAAGCAATGCGACCAAACTTCGATGCCATGCTATCCAAGGCTTCGCGCTGTGCGTCGTTCATATGCTCCCAACCAAATTCTACCCGCATCATCTTGCGAAACTGTTGAGCAATCCTCGCTACCTCATTAAAATCGCCATGCGTCTCTTGACGTTGGCTAAGTAGTTCTGTCGTTGTCATATCAAAGCATCCTCTTGTTCAATTTCTTTTTCTACTTCGTCGAGTACCTCTACCCAGTCAGAAACCACGTAAAGCCTTTTGTGTACGACGCCACCACCAAACCCTTTCAGGTGCTTTTCTAACGTGGTGATTTCGTTCGTGTTGTGGACAAAATGCGATCGACGCACGATGTTGCCCTTAACCTTGTATTCAATTTGTATTGCCCAGACGGTTGTCATTGTGTTTTCCCCTTATTTCGTTCGTACTCTCGGCACGCAATAATACCCTCTTTGGTTACCCTAATAATTTCATCTGGATCTATTTTACTGGCCAACATGAGCGTGACATAAAAGCTAAGAGCCGTCGATTGAAGAACAATTACCTTTTCCAAATCATTCGAAACTTGCTTTTTCAAAAAATTAGAAGCGGTTTTTTTCCAAACATCTTCAAGACCTGCGCATTTTAACGCCATTGATGTAAAATCCATTACGCTACCTCCTCTTCCTTGAATGGCGACCAACAAATGCCGCTCTCGATTAACAATGACGCTGTGCGCCCATACCATCCCTGTAGAGACCACGCGGCCCCTGTGTCGATCAGACACTGCCATGCGTCTGCTAACAAATCGTTATCGTCGCAACCCTCTTCGATCAGTTGCACTGCTTCAGAAATAGTCATTTTTTATTCTCCTTTGAGTGAGTGAGGGCCGAAGCCCCCGTTGTTACGCGGCAAGTGCTACACGAGGCTTTACGTCGAGGACTGGGTAGATCTTGCCGTCCTTTTTGCAAGCGTTGAGAACCTTCAACTGCTCGACGGTGACACCGTGCTCGGCGAGAGCGACCTCGTCCACAACCTTGGTAGCGCGAAGGTGAACCTTCACATTGTAAATATCGCCCTCAATCAACTCTGCACCGGAGGCAACGATCCCAGCCTTGATAGCTTCGATCTGAGCGTCAAGCTCGTCGCGTTGAGCCTTAAGGGTCGCGTACTGGTCTGCAAGGGAATAATTGGTCATCTTAAAATCTCCTATTTAGGCGGAGCACCTCGCCCCGACAAAGATATGTATAAAGAGGTCTTATTCCTTATGCAAGCACTTTTTTATCTTTTTTTATAATAATAATAAGTCTTTGGAATATAAAGGTTTTCTGGCGTTTTTTTGAAACATTTTTTTAATTTTGTCAAAAAAAGATAATTTTTTTTGTAAAGGGAATACAAATATTTGATCCACGCCGTTCGTGCTTATGGTTATTTTGAGCATCTTGATTCCTCTAATAATTTAATAGCTTCTTCACACCCTCTGGCGACAATCACGATGTACCCAATTCGATCGAGATACTCGTGCCAACTTTTTTGTTCCGGTGCGACCACGCCGCCGCTCACCCTCTTCATCTCGATCCACGTCCACCATTCAGGTATAAAAAGGTCTGGAACGCCGCGGGAGACGCCTTCGACTTTCATTCTGGCGGCTGACGACAGGCTCCGGCTTCCCCCGTTGGGGATGGCGAAGATCCGCACATCCCCTTTGTTTTTTCTAAACCAACTCACAAACTCGCGCTGTTCCTCATGCTCGGTTTTCATTCCATTTCCTTTTCAGAATTCGATAGAACTTCCCGTCTTTCCGATACTCCAGTTCCCGTGGCGGCGTGCCTTCATTGAGCACCAACGCTACTTGCTCCAAATATCTCTGATCAATAAACTTGTCAGTTGGTACACCCGCGGCTCTGGCAATCGTCAAGATCTCTTGCGTTGCCTTTTGACCCGCGTATCCATCATGGCGAACAGGAAAATACTCGGTAACCGGAGGATCCGAATAACTGCCGTAATAAGTTGCCGATAACATTTCCTTACCGCTCGTTTTGCTAATATGCTTGCGCCAAGTCCAACCCGTTACGTCCATATCCTGACCATCAATCCCCATGATATCAAGATTGTGCAATTCCATTTTCTTGGGCTCGGCAAACGGGAAGGGAGCCCCACAACACGCGCACTCCCGAGCCGCTATGTGATTAAGCTCGTGGCACTGCTCGCAAAACTTCATCGGCACCTCGCCGCCCCGCGGGAATTTGCCAGGTTTTGGTGGTGGAACGACCGCCGTGATCGGGCCGTGCTTCTGCACGACACCTGCAAAGTCCAACACCAAACAATGATCGGTGTGAGATTTTAACCGCATGCCGCGGCCTGCCATCTGTAGATATAAGCCAGGCGACATCGTCGGACGCAACATAGCAATCAAATCAATATCCGGATAATCAAACCCAGTTGTCAGTACGTTTGCATTTGTAAGGGCTCGAATGTTTCCGGCCTTATACTCCTCCAAAATCCTCTGTCGTTCTTTTTTAGGTGTGCTCCCGACAATACAGGCTGATGAAATTCCATGATCTTGTAGGATCTCAGCAATCCGTTCCGCATGATGAACGCCAGTGCAAAAAAACAACCACGCTTTTCGATCTCCGGCACGCTCGATTGTCTCTTTGACAACGGCTTGATTGTTCTCTTCCGTGTCAACAACAGCCTGAAGGTCTGCCTCGATATATTCACCGCCACGCTTCTTTACCCCGCTTGCATCTAGCTTCTGCACCGTATGCTTGCTTCGTAATGGCGACAGCCAATTCATATATACCAATTCTGAAATCGTCACGGGCTCAAGTAAAGCATCGAACAGTGCAGGCTTGTCAGTAATTAAACCATGCCCCATCCGATACGGAGTGGCCGTCAGTCCAATAACTCGTAAGCTCGGGTTGATGTTCTGAAGTGCTTCAATAAACACTCTGTACATTCCCGTTTGCGAGTGGTTTACGAGATGGCACTCATCAATGACAATCAGGTCTATATGGCCAATTTTGTGAGGGATCGTATGTATCGATTGGATCCCCGCAAACGTAATGTTTTGGCCTAACTGCTTTACGCCCATACCCGCGGAGTAAATGCCCAAAGGAGCGTCTGGCCAATACAAAAGCATCTTCTCCGCGTTCTGCTCGATCAGTTCTTTAACGTGCGTCAACATCAGCACGCGGGTCTCTGGCCAATTCTGGATCGCGTCCTTGCATAAAGCCGCTACCACATGACTTTTGCCGCTCGCTGTCGGCATAACCAAGCAAGGGTTACCTTCGTGCAACTCAAACCACCGATACAAATCAGTGATAGATTTCTGTTGATACTCGCGTAACTTCATGATCTTTCTCCTTAATTTATCCTACAATTTCTGCGCCTGGGAATGTTTCTCGCACCGCCTTGATGATCGGATTGTCACTCGCGCATCCTGAAGGATTCGCAAGGATCTCCTTACTGCTAAATACACGCACGTCCGGCGAACCGTTTTGTACGTCTTTGCCGTCGATGACGTAGACTGCTGACCACTCATTTTCTCCGGCCTTGCGTTGCCACGGCACCAGATCAGGGTGGAGAACGTGCTCGACGCATCCCTCGTGCTGAAACTCGATCGGGATCTCCGCCGAGTCATTAAGCTCGCACCGCCAAGTGCTGTCGTCCTTCGCCGTGCTATGAGCGCATGTTCGGCAATTCACATGCTTGGTGGTCTTGGTCTCATGGCAGAATTCATGGGCGGGGCAGAACCGACACTGGAACCACGTCGGGTCCGTTGTTATTGGTGGCGGCATACGATCCTCGAGCGCGATCCTCTTCGCCCGATTGATCGCCTTCTCCGCGAACTCTTTGTCGTACTTCACCCGCTCGGTGTGGATGCGGTCGTCGTCCTTACAGACAGCCACATAAAGAGCGCGATCGATGCCCGTACCATGCATGTAGCCTTGCATCTGGGTGTAATGCAGAGGCTTCGACTTCTGCACGCCGTGCGCTACCAGATCATTAAACGACTTCAAACTGTGCGTTTTGAACTCGGCAATATGCTTCTTGTGCGGTGCCTCCGGCACGCCGCTCGTAATGATGCCGTCGATGCTACCAGATACGTGAGAACCAAAGTCTACCTTCTCTTGATAGCCGTTCGTGCCCATGACCGCGAGCCCCGCATCGCGAAGATCCTTAATAATGCTGATCTCTTCCTGATGACCGCGGCGGAACAACCGCAACAGGCGACCGGAAAACTTTTCTTGCACTGCCCACCGGAACGAGAGCCAGAGCCTTCGATCGCACGGGTCGCCTATCATCGAGACGCCCATGTGAGGCCGCGGCTTGCCTTGCTTGCTCTCGTGCGCCGCATCAATCGCCTCTACGAGTCTGTTAGTAAATTCTGGAATCTCAACCACTTTTATTTCCTCTCACAATAATTTCATTTGCGTTTCAACGTCGCCGGACGAATCGTATCGTGCGCTATCACCCTTCGGATAGGACGAAACGGGGTATTTTAACGCTGATTTTAGTTCTTTGACTTGTTTCTTATTCCCAACGAAAAAAACGTATCGATGCTTGCGGCTCCTCTCGACCAACGTACCGTTTGGGTCGAACCCCGTCCGCGGGTGACGATTGTCTCCAACGCTCATGCGATCGTTACGCTTCTTGCTCAAACCCGTGTAAAGCCAGTTTGTTGCCTGATAAATGTATCCAACGTGCCCTTGAGCCGTGTCAGCAAACGATACAACGATCCGCGGCTTTGGGAGCAATCGCAACGATCTGCCAACCAAAATGCTCGCTTGATTCTTTGCGTTGTCGGCTAAAACCAAACGGTTTAGCTCCAAAACATTCTCAACGTGCTCAATGCCGCAAACCCCGATGCACAACGGGCGAGATGGCGGCGACCCGTAGGTGACAACGCCGATCAAAGTTTGGTCGTTAAACAGGCCGTAGGCATGGCTGATAGGCGGCATCCGCTTGGCATAATGCTTGTGCAACACCCACTGCTCGCATTCCCACGATTGAATTTCATTCACCGTGATCAAAAAAATATCCCCTTTTAAAAATGCCCCCCCAACACCCCTCATGTCGGGAGGGCTTTTCAGATTACTTCTTAGCCCACGGCGGCGACGCCTTACTTGTTGCCGCAGTAGTGGACTCAGAAGTCTCTGAAATCTTCGGGATCGATGCGCCGCTCACGCTCGACCATCCCTTGATGTCGTTTTGCTCGCCATACTCTTCAGACGAGCGAACCACCAACTTAATTTTAAGACGGGCACCAATTAATTGGTCGGTGTTGTTGACCTTCGAAATTCCGATCGCGGTCATCATCTCACCAAGCTGTTGGCGACCAATTTCCTCGGCCTTGGGGTTCGGGTTCTTAATGTTAAAGTTCCCAAAAATCACGCGACCTTGATGCGTCGGGCCCACGATGTCATAGCGGATCTTGATGTACTGCCCAGTACCCGCCTTGGTGTCTTTCAACTCGGCCTGAGTAATTGTCGCTTCATAAATGTTCGGAGGCAAAGCCTCAAAATTGTTGCTACCTTTTGGAAGCGTGTCGAGTGAAAATTCTTCGTTCAACTGCATAACATTAACCCTTCTTGCTGATTGTGAATGAGGGCCGACCGGAAGTGGTCAAAACACCCTTCGATAAAATGCGAGTGATTTTCTCATCCGCAGACTTCCATACCGCCATATTGATCTCTGGCTTCCACCGGAACAGGCTTTGCAAATGCTCGACCAGTCCGTTCTCCGCGGCAAGATCTTGAATTTTGTCGGCGTCAACCTTGCGGTTCAAACGGCCAACAATCTTTACTGAGTACTCTCCCACCTCGTAGGAATCAGTCCCCTCTTGATCTTCCTTGATCGACAAGATCTTGATCAGTTGGTCTTCAATATCGCGACGGACCTCAACCGCATTCTTTTCGGTCTCCTTCGCCTCAATCCAACTCTGCGCCAATGGCTCGATGTTCGACGTCATTTGCCACCTATTTTCGCAATGATCTCGCCAAGATCAGGAGCCTCCCACGCGCCTAGCTTCCCACTGCGGTCTTTGGCAAGCCAGAGCCCGTCGCTGTCGCACATAAGAGCCCTCTGAGACGCTCCATCAGAATCCTTCTCAACGCGGAGCGCGAGCACCTCGTCAAAAAAGTAAGGCAGAGCCTGACCCGTTTTGTTGCCAGGCATGCTCGGGGCATAGGTAACCCGACCCATCTCGTCTTGCGTCTTCTCGAGCTTCGCCGACATATAAACGTGGCGATCGGGAAGGTCGCGAAACGCACGAATCACGTCGGCCATCTTCTCTTGCATTGCCCCGTAGGCTTGACGAGGATCCTTCGCAATCTTCTTCTCCGAGTTCAACACAACCTCGGCAATCTCGGAGATGCTATCGAGCGCGACAGACCCGTATCCTTCGGCCTCCGCGGAACCAGTGAGCCACTCGTAAGCCTCCATCAAATCATCCATGCTACCGATCTCGATAAAAGGAAGATCCGCGTCCTGAATTGATAAAAGACCGCCTTCAGCCGAAAGTACGATCGGCTTCGGTAACGTCGTTATCAATGTAGTCTTTCCGGCACCCGCTTGCCCATAGACAAGCAGTTTAACGCCGTTGGCAGACAAGCCGCCTGTCGTCTTTAAATTTACTGCCATTTACTCACCTCTGTTTATGTTCGGTCGGACAATCCCGTTCGAACAACACTTGCAATGTAGATTTGATTTGTGCATATTGCAACCCTTGATCACATAAATTTAACAGGAGCCACAAAAAAAATGACAATTACGGACATTGACGAACTACGGCGGACATTGAGAGTATTTAATATCCAAGCTGTTTCTCGGGAAACAGGTCTAAGTGCCAATGCAATTTATCGATTTCTTCGCGGCGGCAATCGTCCATCTTTCGATACGGTGTCTCGGCTTCAGCAATACCTGAAAGATTTCAAACAAAATGGCTGACTTAACAAATATTTTTGGGGGGCCGTGGTCGCCTCCGACAACAAAGGTGCTCTTGCCGCCTGAAGACCAACTCCGCGATGCCATATCAAACGCCGGAATGAATGCGCCAAACGATATTTTTCTCGATGGCAAAATCCACCGCTTTCGATCGGGGACAAAAGGCGTTGGCGGGTTCGGTGACAAAACGGGTTGGTACATAGCGTTTAACGACGGGATCCCCGCGGGACGCTTTGGATGTTGGCGAGCGGGT